AGAAAAGTTTGCAGAACGAAGAGGATTTAAACTGTACGATGAAGAGTCGCTTAACACTAAACTTTTAGATAACAAGGAGAAAACAAATGGCAAATAAAATTGTTAAATATCAACTAGACAACGGTACAATCCCAACTTGGATTGAAGACGGTGGTTACTATCCAGATCCAACTGAGATTATGATTGGTGCAACTGTAGATGGTTCAAGTGAAGTAGGACTTGGTGAACTTGTAAGTCAGTCTGCTGTGGAAACGTATTTAGATACGTACACATCTACTTGGACTGAAGATGATCCCAATGATCCAAATGCAACTGTACCATTCGATCAAGCACAAGCTGCTAGTTATATTTGGTCCAAGAAAATAGATTAGGTAGTTAAATGGCTAACTACCCTCAACTCGATAACTCTTCGGGAGTTTGGAACTTGCGTGAAGTTTATGACGCGGTAATGGGTGGGTATTGGCCGAATGCAAATTCAAGAGCATTAGTAATGGGAGGTTTTACTCCTGGTCACTCAGTAGAAAGTTATAATTTTCAAACAAAAGCAACACCAACTATTTTTGGTGATTTAACTATCACTGCTACTGAGACTTATTACGCAGCATCTTTTGGTTCTTTTACAAGAGCTATAATTGCTGGTGGTGATCCTGGAGCTTCACCTAGTGTATCAGATGTAATAGCTTATGGAGTATTTGCTACAGAAGGAAATTTTGCAGATTTTGGAAATTTAACTTCATCAAGAAATGGTTTAGGTGGTGTTTCAAATTCTATTAGAGGTGTAGCAGGAGGAGGAATTAATCCAAGTGTTTCAAACGTTATAGATTATGTAACACTTGCTTCAACAGGAAATGCAACAGACTTTGGTGATCTAACACAAGCAAGAGGAAGAATCGGTAGCACTGGTAATCCAACAAGAGCTCTTTGGTGTGGAGGTTACACACCTACCTATGTAAACACTATAGATTTTGTTGAAATAATGACAACAGGTAACGCAACAGATTTTGGAGATTTAGCAAGAACAGGTGGTCAATTAAATTATGGTAGTATTAGTTCTTCTACAAGAGGTATTATTGCAGGTGGATTTAATCCATCTTTATCTGATGAGATACAAAAAATAGAAATAGCTTCTCAAGGAAACGCAATAGATTTTGGTGACTTATCAGGTACAGCAGGTTTAAGATTAGATGCTGGAGCATCTAATTCTGTTACAGGAGTTTTATTTGCAGGATATAATGGAGCACCTGGATATGTAAATTACATACAAGATTTTAATATAGCTTCAGGTGGAACAGCTGTTCAAGTAGGAGCAAATACAATAAATAATGGAGCTGCTGTTGGAACAAGTGGTTGTCACGGCGGACTAAACGACGGGTATCAAGGAACAAGACCAATACCTTTTCAAGAAGCTGGTGGAGATTTAGGTTTATACTTTGGTGGTGAACCAGCTGGTGGTCCAATTCAATTTATTAATATTTCAAGTACAGGTAATGCACAACAATTTAGTGATGCATCTATAACCTGTCATGATTCAAGTGGGTCTGGTAATAAAATAAGAGGTATAAGTTATGGAGGTTCACCAAGTGGTATAAGATATGTAGAGTTTGCAACCAAAGGTAATATCGCAAATTTTGGAGATGCAACAGCAGCAAAACAAGTAGTAGGATGTGCTGCAAACAATACAAGATTACTTGCTGGAGGTGGATCCACTCCATCTAATGTTAACAATATAGATTATCTTACAATAGGAACACTTGGTAATGCAGCAGATTTTGGAGATTTGACTGTAGCAAGGAAACCACTTGCGGGGTCGTCATCTAACACTAGAGCCGTGTTTGCAGGCGGAAATAATCCTGACCCATCAGATACAATTGACTATGTAACAATATCAACAGTAGGTAATGCAGCGGATTTTGGAAATTTAACAGTTGCCAGAAGACAAGGAGGAAGTGCTAGTTCAACCACTAGAGCTGTTTTTGCTGGTGGTAGAAGTACACCAAGTCCTATCGTAGATTCCAATGTTATGGATTATATTACAATAGCAACAACAGGTAACGCAACAGATTTTGGAAATTTAGCACATGGAAGATTAGGAACAGCAGGAGTTTCAAATACAATAAGAGGGTGTTTCATGGGTGGTTTAAATCAACCAACAGTATATGCTAGTATAGATTATATAACAATTGCATCAACAGGTAATGCGGCAGATTTTGGAGATTTAATTGCAGCTGCAAGAGGTGGTGCTTCTGCAGCAAACGGACATGGAGGGTTAGTCGGTGGCTAGATCAACAACATTTACATATAATGTAACAGTCGTGAACCCTGGTTCAGGAAACAAGTACTATATGGATGGTATACTTCAATCATACATAACTTTATTTCCAGGATGCACTTACGAATTTAATCAAGACGATAGTTCTAATGGTGGACACCCATTAAGATTTTCAGAAACATCTGATGGTACACATAACTCTGGATCAGAATACACAACAGGTGTTACAACATCTGGTACACCAGGTTCAGCTACAGCATTTACTAAAATAGAAGTAACAGGAAACACAGCTTATTTATTATATTTTTATTGTACTCAACACTCAGGCATGGGTGGAAAAATTAACATACCGCCAAATTATGTTAAAGGAAACAGATGTATTATTGTAGCAGGAAATAACGTTCCAGGAAATTTACAAGTTATGGATTTTTTTTCTATAGCAACAACAGGTAATGCTGCTGATTTTGGAGATATGACTTCATATGGAACATCAGAAGGTGCATCATGTGGGTCTAGTTTTACAAGATCAGTTATAAATCATGACAGAACAGGTTCAGCTAGTCCAGGTGCAAACACATCTACACAAGAACAAATCACAATAGCTTCACAAGGTAACAGTGCAAATTTTGGAGACATTACAGGTAATGGAGAAAACTCTTCTGGGGCCGCAGGATCTAATTCTATTCGTGGAATGAGAATGGGTCATTTTAATTCTTATGGATCTCAAACTCCTGATACTTTTGCAGATAAACAAATAAGTGGTTACATTATCTCATCCTCAGGTAATACATCAGACTTTGGAGATTTAACATATGCTTGTTATGGTTATGGATCATCTGCTGGTTCAAGCACTAGGATGATTCATGCAGGGGGGGCTTATTATGGTGGTTCACCACAAACAACAAGAGCTAGAAACATAATAGAATATTTTGAATTAGCATCAACAGGTAACGCATCAGACTTCGGAGATTTACCAAGCGCGTGTGATACATCAGCAGGAGCATCTAATGGAGTCAGAGGTATTTTTCAAGGAGGGGCTAATGCACCAGCGGATCAAGGAGCAGTGTCAGGTCGTACTAATGTAATTTCATATGTAACTGTTGCTTCAACAGGAAATGCAACAGACTATGGAGATTTGACTGTTGCAAGAGGAAATATGCCAGGAATGTCTAATGCAACTAGAGCTATTTGCGCAGGAGGAACTAGTCCTTCAGCACAAAATGTGATAGATTATGTAACAATAGCATCAACAGGTAATTCTCAAGATTTTGGAGATTTAACAAGTGCAAAACAAGCTATGGGAACTGGTGGCGATGGCCATGGAGGGCTAAGTTAATGTCTAATTCAGGAAAAGTTTGGGATACAAAAGAAGCTTATAAACAGATTAGAGCTAACACTTGGGAAACTCCTGGTAATAGAGGTATGCGTTTAGGAGGTCAAACAACTCCTTCATCAACTAATTCTAATACTGTAGAATTTACAGATATGATATCTACAGGTAATACAGCAGACTTTGGTGATCTTACACAAGCTAGAAAAAAAGGTGCAGGTGCTGGAGGCTTTACTAGAATTTTATGTCTGGGTGGACAGACTCCAAGTAACGTAAGCACAATTGATTTTGTTAATCCAGTTGCAACAGGTAATTTTGCAGACTTTGGTGATCTTGTAAATGCGGGACAAACTACAAACGTTTCACACTGTAATAATGTAAAAGTTATTTCTGCTGATGGAAGTGGCGATGACAATGGTGTTGTTATTACAAATTTAGCATCACAAGGTAATTCTTCTACATGGCAAAACAGAGTATCTATTGATACTCAATGGGCTGTTGGTACAGGAGATAATACAAGATTTTTAATGGCTGGTAGGTATCCTGCTTCTAACCAAATTGATCAGATGCAAATCGCAACCCTTGGTTCAAATTCAGATTTTGGTGATTTAACTAGGGCTGGTTGGGGAATAGCCACTGGGTCTAATTCAACAAGATGTGTTTTTATGGGGGGAAATGTAACTCCAGGCACAACAAATGTTATTGATTTTGTAACTACACAATCAGCAGGTAATGCAACTGACTTTGGTGATTTAACGGCTGCATCTTTTCAAGACTCAGCAGGCGCATCAAATTCTAAAACAGCTATTGCATTTGGTTATCAAGTAAACACAATCGACAGTATTAATATTGCTACAACAGGTAATGCTACAGATTTTGGTGATACACTTACATCTACGTTTTATCAAATTATGGGAGCTGACAATGGCGGTGGTGGATTACCACAAGAAGGATTATTCCCTCAACGTGCATCAGTAAACTATATGCCCGGATCAGGGAGAGTATTGATGTTAGGTGGTAACAGAGCAGGTGGTGATAGAATTACTATTGATATGTATAATATTAATACTTTTGGTAACGCAGCTGACTTTGGAGATCTATTAACAATTACAGATGATAATGGATCATGTGCTTCATTAATTAAAGCATTTTCATTAGGAGGTAATTCAGCTGCTGTTTCTGGTTATATGAATTATATTCAACAAGTGTATTTTGCTAGTGAAGGTAATGCAAATGATTTTGGAGATTTAATTACAGCGGGTAGAGACAATGCTGGTTTTAACAGCACTACAAGAGGGGTAAACGGATGTGTTAATGTTTCTCCTGGTGCAACTAATAATTCTATTGATTATATTACAATGGCAACAAATGGTAATGCAACTGATTTTGGAAATTTAACTGTTGCAAGATTTAATGCTTCTGGTTTTTCAAGTCCCGTTAGAGGTCTTTTTGTAGGTGGTGAAACACCTAGTTTTAGTAATGTTATTGATTACATAACAATTGCTTCAGCAGGTGACGCAACAGATTTTGGAGATTGTTTATCAGCTACATCACGATCAGGTGGTTTAGCTTCTAGTGTAAGAGGTATTATGGGTGGAGGACTTGTATCGGGTCCAAGTGAAATTAATGTTATTGCTTATGTAACAATAGCTTCAACTGGAAACATGACTGACTTTGGAGATTTAACCGCAACTCTAGACGAACTAGAAGGTTCTTCTACTTCTGTTAGAGGATGTTTTATGGGTGGTACTCCAGGATATGTAAATACTATTCAATATATAACAATTGCTTCAACAGGTAATGCAGCTGACTTTGGTGATATGACCGAAGGATCAAGTGGGTTTGCTGCGTGTTCTGATTCAAATGGTGGTTTACAAGCTTAATAAAATATAGTAATATTCTATATATGAAAGAAGAATTATTACAGTTGTTTCCAACACCTTTATTAATTGTACCTTACGAACAATCAATTGATGAGGAGTTAGCATATTTAAAAACTATTAGTTATCGTGAGCAACAACAAAATGGTAACTACAGATCTGATGATTCGTATTTATTACGTAGTGAAGAATTTAAAAACATAAAAACTTTTTTATCTGAATCAGTTAATAAGTTTACTGAGAATGTAATGCAATCAAAACAAAGATTAGTTATCACTCAATGTTGGGCCAATAGAAATCCTAAAGGGTCCAAGCATCACGAACACGTGCACCCAAATAGTATAGTATCGGGTGTAATGTATTTTCAAATAAATGAAAAACTACCACCCATATCTTTTTCAAAAGCAAATCAAGATGGTATGAAATTAGATCCAGAAAAATACAATCATATAAACTCAGAATCTTTTATGTTGCCTTGTAAAGCAGGTGAATTGATATTATTTCCATCTTCATTAAAACATAGCGTACCTATTAATCAAGGTGATGAAGATAGAATAAGTGTATCTTTTAATACATTTTGTATTGATGTATTAGGATCAGAACAATCACTAACTCATTTAGATATAAGGAGGTTAATGAATGAGCACAATTAAAAGTTATATATACGTAGGAAATCACATACCAAAAGAGTTATGTGAAGAGTTGATAGATGAATGTAATAAAGGTATATGGAAAAAACATACTTGGAATAATTATGCATCAGGCACAACATCTTCTGAACCTACAAAAGAATTAGATGTAATGAATTGTACTAAAGAACAACAAGCAAAGATAACACCGCATTTAATTAAAGCATTGAATGAGTATCAAGAAAAGCATAGTGTGCCAGGAGAAAAGACTCAAGGACCATGGCTCACGAAGTTTAGTCCAATAAGATTTAACAGATATAATGTTGGCACTATGATGAGAGAACACTATGATCACATACACAGTATATTTGATGGTGAAATGAAAGGAGTACCTTTAGTTTCTATTGTAGCTAACCTAAATGAAGACTACGAGGGGTGTGAATTCTATTGCAGAGGAGAGAAAATTAAGTTAAAAACAGGTGATATACTATTGTTTCCATCTAATTTCATGTATCCACATGAGGTGAAAGAAGCAACTAAAGGCACCCGTTACTCTTTTGTAAGTTGGGCTTTTTAATATATAATGAGGTTATATGCTACAAAAAATAGGTTTTCAGCCAGGGATAAACAAACAGCTTACTCCTACAGGAGCAGAAGGTCAATGGACTGACTGCGATAATGTACGTTTTAGATATGGTACACCTGAAAAAATAGGTGGTTGGAAACAACTAGGTGATGATGCTTTGACTGGAGCAGGCCGAGGTCTTCATCATTTTGTAAATAGTTTATCTAGAAAATATGCAATCATTGGAACAAACAGAATTTTATATGCATTTTCTGGAGGTGTATATTATGACATACATCCTATTAAATCTACAACAACGCTTACAAGTGCATTCACTACGACCAACGGATCAGCTGAAGTTACTATAACTTTTAGTGGTGCTCATAACATATCAGCACAAGATATAATATTATTAGATAATTTTTCTGCAATTACTAACTCTAATTTTGCAGCTGCAGATTTTAATGATAAAAAATTTATGGTAACGACTGTTCCTAACAGTACAACTATAACAATTACAATGCCTTCAAATGAAGCTGGATCTGGCGCAACTACATCTGGTGGTGTAAGAGTACAACATTACTATCCAGTAGGACCTGCTGTACAAGCAAAAGGTTTTGGTTGGTCATTAGGATCATGGAGTGGTGAAGTATCTGGTGAACCTACCACCACTTTACAAAATGGTATTAATAGTGCTGTAACTACGGGTATTATATTAGTTGATTCATCACAGTTTCCAACAGCAGGTACAAATTTTATAATAATAGATAGTGAAGAAATATCTTATACGGGAATTGCAGCGACAGGTGAACTTACAGGTGTAACTAGAGAGGTTGGTGGTACAACAGCTGCTGCACATAGTGGAGGAGTAACTATTACAAGTTCTACAAACTTTGTAGCGTGGGGTGAAGCAGCATCAGGAGATTTAGTTCTTGAACCTGGTATGTGGTCATTAGATAATTTTGGAGATAAAGCTATTTGTTTAATTCATGACAGTGCATGTTTTGAATGGAATTCTGCAGCGACAGATGCAACATCAAATAGAGCAACAGTTATATCTGGCGCACCAACAGCATCAAGACACATGTTGGTATCAACACCAGATAGACACTTAGTATTTTTTGGAACAGAAACAACAATAGGTGATGTTGGAACACAAGACGATATGTTTATTAGATTCTCAGATCAAGAAGATATAAATACATACGTGCCTACAGCTGTTAATACAGCTGGTACACAAAGACTTGCTGACGGATCACAAATTAGAGGAGCGATTAGAGGTAGAGATGCAATTTATGTTTGGACTGATACAGCATTATTTACTCAACGTTTTGTAGGTCAACCATTTACGTTTGCATTTGCACAAGTTGGAACTAACTGTGGACTTGTTGGACAGAATGCATGTGTAGAAGTTGATGGTGCTGCATATTGGATGTCTGAAAATGGTTTCTTTAGATATGCTGGTAAACTAGAATCATTACCTTGTTTAGTAGAAGATCATGTTTATGATGATATAAATTTAGATTCTGGTAATCAAATGGTATCAGCGGGCTTAAATAATTTGTTTGGTGAAGTTATGTGGTTTTATCCAACTTCTTCATCCTCTGTTGTAAACAGAATGGTTTCATATAATTATTTCGATTCATCACCACAAAGACCTGTATGGACAAACGGAACATTGGCTAGAACTATGTGGCAAGATTCTGCTGTATTTGGTAATCCACATGCAACAGAATATGAAGCAGGGACAGATACATCTTTTGATGTTGTTGGAAATACAGATGGTAGAACAATATATTATCAACATGAAACAGGGACTGATCAAGTACAAGGTGGTTCAACTACAGCTATTGTTGCAAGCATTGAATCAGGAGATTTTGATATCACACAAGCAAGAGCAACAGCAACAGGACAATCAACAGGTGTTTCAACTTTTAAAGGAGATGGAGAATTTATTATGAAAATTAGAAGATTTATACCAGACTTTATTTCACAAACAGGTAATACACAAATTACATTTTTATTAAGAGATTTTCCAAATAACACACAAGCTAGTTCTGCTTTAGGTCCATTTACAATTTCATCATCTACAACAAAAATAGATACACGTGCAAGAGCAAGGGCTATTGCTTTAAAGATTGCAAATACTACAACTAATCAAAGTTGGAAATTAGGAACTTTTAGATTAGATGTACAACCAGATGGTAGAAGATAATGGCAAAAATTGTACAGGTAATAACTAGACCATCAAACGAATATGATGTACAGACTGCAGAAGCTCAAGTAAGAGATCTTGATGCTATTGTAGAAAAATTAAACTCAACGTTTCAAGAAGAATTAAAAGATGAAATTGAAGCATTTAACTTTTTTATTAACTAATGGCTAATCAATATAAATTTGTAGGAACAGACAACAGTACATCAGGAAGTGCTATTAATCCTTTTGGGACTGGTAATCCTTTGGTAAGCGAGACATATGTAATTAAATCTATACTAGTAACATCAGCTGGCACACCAACAGTCACAGTTACAAACAACAGTATTACGGCTATAAAGTCAGCAGCATTGACAGCTAACGCTACAACAGAATTACTTACTCAACCTTTGGTGGTTGAAGGTGGTAATACCCTAACTGTACTATCAAGCAATACAGATTCGTTTGATGTAGCAGTTAGCTATCTAAACATTAAAAAGGAGATAACAACATAATGAAAGATATTCCAGTAATAAAACCAAAAGAAATTATAACAACAATCACAAATATGAAGACAGGCGAGGTATACAAAGATGATTCTGATTGGAAATCCAAAGGAATTGAAGAATCTGACATAAGAAAAGATGTCAGAGTTATCATGCCTAGTCTTGATTTATTTGGAGAAACAAAATAGAATAGATAAATGGCCATAACAAACGCACAACAAGCTAGACAACTTTATAATGAAGGTGGACCTATGAGAAAAATTAAAGGTCAAGACCACATGTTAGCTTACATTACACCAAACGAAGCTGACAAACTAGTTAAGTTAGGTGGTCAAGAAACAATGACACCTGAAGGAATTTTAGCTTATCCTGAATTTGATAATTATACAGAGTCTAGTCTTGCAGGTACATCATCAGCAGGTAGTGGTATGTCTAGATCAGATTTTGAAGGTGGTGCATACGGTGGAACAGGTAATGCAGGGGATGGAGTTATTCAACAATACAACACGCCAAAAGCTCCACCAAAAGCTCCACCAAAAAAACCTAAAAAAACAAAAGATAATTACAAAAAATCAAGTCAGTTTACTACACCTACATTAGCAGCAATTAATTTTTTTGGAAATAAATTAAAAAATTCTAGGTTTGGTCGATTTTTAAATACAAAAGCAAGAGAAGATTATTTAGAAAGTTTAAAAGAAACAGACCCTGAGTTATATCAAGAAACCGTAGATGATTTATCAAAACTAGGTTACGCAACAAGAGACGTTGAAATTTATGGACCTAAAGGAAAAAGAGATGGGCCAATGGCTCCTGGGAAAGATATAGAAAAATTTAAAGATTTATATGAAGATCAAGCTAAATCAATTTTAAATACTGTAAGAGATAATAAAGACGGAGGTGTTGGTACTTTATATGATGATTATTTAGATGAAAAAATGAATAGATTTACTCCAGACAATGGTGGAGGAAATCAAGATCCTTGTAAAGGACCCAACCCACCTGCATATTGTTTCATAGGTCAGAGTGCAGATGAAACTCAAGAAGATGTTATAACTAGAAATCTTGCAGGACTAACACCACGTATAGGTGGATCTATGTTTGATTTTACAGGTATGGCTGATGGTGGTTTAGCAGACATGGATAGAGAAGCATTCTTGTTAGGCGGTATAGCAAAAGGATTAAAGAAAGCTGTAAGAGGTGTTAAGAAGATAGCAAAGTCACCATTAGGTAAGGCTGCGTTAATAGGAGGACTTGGATATTTAACAATGGGAGGATCTGGTGGATTTAGTAAATTTTTTGGTAAGGGTAGTTTCAATCCATTCTTAAGAAAAGTTGCTGGAGACACAGCATTTAGTGGTTTAGGATCTATATTAAGTAAAGCAGGGTTAGTAAGTAAGGCAGGTCTACCAACCTTTAAGGGTGGAATTGCTCTTACATCAATACTACCATTATTAGTAGGAAAAACAGATGAAGAAAAAGATGATATTTTAAAAGACTATTACGCCTCTCAACAACTAACACCATCAACAACAAAGAGACAAATGGGTAGTGAGTTTGATTTTTATAACTACAATTTAGCAGAAGGTGGTATGCCTAGTAAAGAACCTGTTGCTAAAAAAGTTATGCCTTTATTAGATATGGATGGTATGGAAAAGGACTATAGAGCAGACGGTGGATTTGTGCCTCTTGGCCGTATGGAAAAAGCAGATGATGTTCCAGCTAGATTATCTAAAAATGAGTTTGTATTTACAGCGGATGCAGTAAGAAATGCAGGTGAGGGAGATGTAGACAAAGGTGCAGAAGTTATGTATAACATGATGAAAAACCTCGAATCCGGGGGTGAAGTATCAGAAGAATCGCAAGGATTAGATGGCGCTAGAGAAATGTTTCAAACATCACAAAGACTAGGAGAAGTCATATAATGGCAACAGAAACCGTAATAAATCGACCCGCACCATTTGTAGAAGATATAGGTAAAAAATTATCTGAACAAGCTTTAGGATTACAAAACGTTCCAGTTGTAACAACTGGTATTGGAGGTCTTAGTCAACAAGCAGGAGAAACTGCTGCAGGTTTTCAATCAAGACAAGATGCTGCAAGAGCATTTACAACTAGACAACAAAATTTATCAGGACTTGCACCACAAGTTGCAGGTCAAGATGCATTACAACAAGAAGCTCAAAAAAGAGCAATAGCAGGCTTAGGTTCTTTCCAACCATTTTTAAATCAAGCAACATCAGAAGCACAACTTGCTAGTGGATTAGGAACCACGGCTCTTGGACAATTAGGAGCTGCTTCATCAACAGTAGGTGGTGTGCCATTAGGAGCACAATCTTTTCAACAAGATGTACAAAATTTTATGTCACCGTATCAATCACAAGTAATTGATGCCTCATTAGCAGAATTTGATCGTAATAAACAAATGCAAGAACAACAGTTACGAGATCAACAAGCAAAATTGGGTGCGCTCGGCAGTGGTCGAGCGGGAGTGCAACTCTCTGAGTTTGGCACAGGGGCAGCAAGAGAACGAGCATTACTACAAGCAGGACTTTTGCAACAAGGTTTTCAACAAGCTCAAGGAGCTAGACAACAAGATATTGCAAATAGATTTAATTTAGGAACCGCACAATCTGGTATAGCGGGTCAAGTACAAGGATTAGGTGGATTTAGATCTAACTTAGCTCAACAACAAGCACAACTTGGGTCAGCCGTTCAAGGACTACAAGGTACAGATGTAACTAGATTAGGTCAGTTAGGTTCTATTAACCAAGCTCAAAAACAAGCTGAACTTGATGCAACAAGAGAAGCTACAAGAATGGCTGCGTTCCAACCACAAGAAGAGTTAAATAGATTTGCAGATATAACAACAGGTATTATGGGTGGTATGAGAGGAACAGGAACTACTACAACAAACGTTCCTAACCCTACACCATTACAGTCAGCTTTAGGTGTTGGTTCAACACTTGCTGGTATATATGGTGCGTTCAACCCTAGACCGTTATTTGGGAATTAAAAATGAATAGAACTTTAAAAAGACCTATGTTTAAAATGGGAGGCTCTGCAGGAACTGGTATCACGTCAGGTCTCGATAAACCAAGACAACAGTACAATGAAGCAGGATCTGTAAGTCCCTTACAAATGTATCCAACTGATAATTTTCCAGACTTAGGAACTAGAAAAATAAAACAAGATACACCACAATTTAATTTAAATGATCTTGCTACTATGCTCCAAGGTCAAAAAGAAGATAAATTTTTACCTAGTGAAGCTTTACAAGAAGCTTTTAAAGATAGAAAAACTAAACCAGACTTATCTCAATTTTTAATTAATTTTGGATTAAATTTAGCGTCAGCAACTCCAAGAGGTAATATCTTTGCAACTGCTGCTG